TTAGTTGTCCTTGCCTAGTTCCTTTATTATATCCGATACCTTTTCTAAGCTCAATATTTCGCGTGGCTCAACTTGTTCACCGTCTAATCGGACAATCTGGACAGTATCACCTTTAATAAAACCCTTGTCCATTGCCTCTTTAAATTCATCATAAGTCAGCATTATATTATCTCCTTTTCTATACTATCAAGAACATATCAATACGCTCTACCTTTTGTGTATTTTCTAAAAAACGGAACGATTTTGCGCCAAGTCTCCCTCGTGACTGCTCCCAAATAGTTCGGCGGGTCGCTGGGTAAACGCCCTTTGTTCTGCCGATAGTAAGGATTTTTAACCAAGCAACTTCACCCCCTAATCCGTACCCCATGACACCCTATAAAAAACCGGAAAAAGTTGCGCGTGATGTAAGACGACACCTTGCTGTGGCTCTCCTGAGGCACGAGAAGGGGGCGGGGGTCAATTTTAAACCCTACCTAGGGTATTTATACCCATAAAATCTAAAATCGAGCTATGGGCGTTTTAGGGGCGTTTTATACCACGCGCAACCATTCCGACATTTTCTAACATTTTCCCATAATTAGGGCGTTTTATATCAACTTTTTTCAACAATTTAAAAGCGCTCAGATAACCCAAGCGCTTTATTATCTATGCTTCACTACAACCCTTAGAATAGCCCTCAAAGCTATCACAAACACGATTGAATGGCTCAGATAGGTTACTATCTGATACATAATCAATAAGCATTGTATAGGCGTTATTAGCCTCGTTCTTGCTGATTGTGATGTCTATTGTCGGTTGTTCATACGTTCCAACCATATAACCAAGTATAGCAGTAGATGTTACGTTAGCATGGTCAACAGTTTCAAACTCATGTCTGAAAGTGAATGCCCTAGCGTTGTCTGTATGTTTCTTAAGTGTCATGATGTTTCTCCTTTACTTAATCAGTATAAGTTACAAAGACACTATCCTTTAGGCTTTGCACACTTACAACGTTTTTATCAATCATAAAGTCATTGATACGAGTTTCAAACTCTACGTCATTTTCAATTCTAGACTTTTCAAAACCAAATGTTTCATGTATTCCGTCTGATACGTGTTCTCTTGAAAATAGTTTAATTTTCATTGTTTCTGATATCCTTTTTTAAAAAAAATAGTGATTTGTTCCATTGTTGTCCCCTTTTGTTCCATTGTTGGGAACATATACGAGGCCAGTAGTAGCAAGGGTTTGAGGGGTGTTGTCCCCTTGTTCCATTCTTTTCTCTATTCTCTTATATATATAGTTATCATATATATTTATATATTATAAACATTATAAATAGGGGAACAAAGGAACAGAATAGGTCTAATCCCTTATGTATCAAGCGTTTAGGGGTGTTCCCTTGTTGTGCAAACTATGGAACAACAATGGAACAAGGGAACATTATTTTTCTTTGACGATTGAGCGTTGTGCATTACTTAGCTTTCTTTTATCAAATCCATTAGGGTCTAATGTTTGAATATCGCCAGCCTTTACCCTCGCTTTTTTAACAACATAGTTATTTGGGGTTAAGTTTCGTAGTTTTCTAGCGATTTCTTTACCTGCTCCATATAGATTAGGCTTCTGTATTCCCATATCTTCAGCATAATTTTTAAGTTTCCGAGTGGCAATGAATACGGGAACAACGTCTAACTCATGCCAGCCGTTAGGGATGTATTCGTTTCTGATAAAATCAAGCAAATAATCATTATCTTCTTGGTATTCCTCTAACAAGTCTTTGACAGCCTTAGGCTCAATAAAATGAGTGAAAGGCTCTTGATTAACAGTTTTATATAGAACATATTCTAAAACGTCTTTATCTGCTAGGAACTCGTTTTTTATCCAAGGCTTTTCGGTTTGACCATTAAAGTCAGCGTTAAACGGTACAATCATAATACGTCTATACCATCCTTTGGTTTTATTCCCACCGTTAGGAATATAGTTACCAGAAAAGATATTGAATAGCTTAAAAGTCGCTTCAAAGGCTGGTCTCCCTTTTGGGTTAACCAGTACAGTGTCACCGCTAGTGATACTCATTAGGTCAGACGGGTTTTTTAAGTAGTCGTTAGGTGCTTCGTCACCAATATTACACACCTTACCAACAAGCGTTTCAAGATTAAACTTGTCGCTAAACTGTGCAGGTTTTAAAGCTGACACGTTACTTTCACCGATTAGGTTAATAAGCAAGCGCTGAAACGTTCCCTTACCGTTATTACCGTCACCGTAGAAGATAGCGAACTTGTTACGTGTATAATTTGGGTTAATAGCCTCTAGGATAATTTGCCAAAAGAGCGTTACAAGCTCACTATCACCACAAGCAATAGAATTTAACCAATCATCAAACGTGTTCCCCTCTCTATCCTTAGGGATAGACTTAGGTGGCTTATAAGCAGTGGCTATTTTACTAGTGATAACATACTTAGGATTAAATGGCAGTAATTCCTTGTTTTTCAAATCTAGGATACCATTCTGCACTGGTACTAAATTAGCACTTTCTAGCGGTCTGCTTATCTTCGTCATGGTACGTACCATCATTTTTATTTGTTTCCAGTCGTTCGGCTTTATTCTATTATCAAACGTCTTACACAAAACATTGAACTCGTCCGCGCTAGCGGTATAAATACCCTCGTCTAGGTCATACATATAAAGCAAACTATTGTCGGGGGTGTTAGACTTGGTAATAAATGTAAAGGTTACAATCTTACTCAATTCCTTAGCAACCGTATAAATGGGTGGCAGTGGAATTTTAACACCCAAACCATCTTTTTTCCCAACTGTTTCAGCGTGTTCCTCGCGCCATAATTCCCCCGCTTGATAGATACGTTCCATTAACTCATTCATAGACCTAGGTGGCTCAATAGCATTACTTTCATCTAGTTTTTCTTGCAAATCATCAATGTTAATTTCCATTGATACCTCTCTTTCTGATTTCAGCTTTCACAATACTTTCAAAAGTTCTCGCTAATTCTTCGACTGGTAAAGGGTTATCAGTAACCCTATTAGCTATGGTTGTTAGCTCGTAGGCAGTGGCTACGTCTGCATTAACGCACTTTGATAGTAATAGCCCTACAAACTTAGTTACCGCAACATTACGCCCACCCTCGTCACCAAAGCCATGTAATAAGGTATCTAGCACGCGCATGGTAATTGTTTTATTACCGCTTTGCCGTGGTGTGTGATAGTGTGGTTCCTGACTATCCGTAACTGTATTTGCTACAGGATATGAACGGCCTCTGTTTACTATTCTTTCATAGTTGTTGGGGTCTCCAGTGGTTACTGGTAAACCTTGTAACTGCGACCATGTTAGGCTTGTATTGTCAAAAGGTAGTCCGATTTTATTCGCTATCTCTTGGACAGTCTGCTTATAAGTTTGTTCGTCCATCTTGTCACTAGGCTTCACCACAAGCCTATAACGTGGCTTTTCTTTGGTGTGCTTAATAGTTGGGTAAATGATATAAGAATAGCCATGTAAGGCGTTATTTACAACGCTAGGAAAGTCTGTGCTAGCCTCTAGCTCGTCATAGTCTAAGAAAATCAAGTCACGGTAAATTAAACTAGCATTATTGCGCTTGTAATTGCCATTCTCGTCTTGTTTCACCATGCCAGCAATACAATAGGGGGCTGAATTGCGCTTAAAATCGTCTATATCTACGCCTTTTGGTACTGTCCTAGGCCTAAAGGTTGCGACATATTTAAAAGGGTCTTTATTATCGTTTAAATGTAAGTTATTTCCAAACCCTAGGGATTCATAAATAGGCATACTTACACCCTCCTCTAGTTATAGACACCTAGAAAAGCTAGAATATCACTGACACGGTAATAGACTTTGCGCGTGTCTTCCACTGGTGGTTGATAGCGTTTAAGCCCTGCCTCTTCCCAACGTCTTAGGGTGTTATATTTAAGTCCTAGCTCGTCCATAGCTTGCTGGGCAGTGATTAGCCCTAACTGGTGTTTATCGAACTTAGAATAGCCCTCTAGGGCTTTATCTAGTACCGATATAACCCCTTGGGCGAGCTCCTTTTGGTATTCTTCGCTTAATACTTGCATATTAGCCCCTTTCTAGTATTTTTCTCGTAGTTAGTCACGTCCTCAATAGTCATTAGAACGTCTAACCTTTTTTGCTCGTTCTTAACTTGGTTTTTTAGAGATACAAGCCCCTCTAATAGTTCTTCTTTGGTTTCTGCTATATAGTACCCATTACGAGTACCAACCCTAGAGCCAATGATAGGAACACCATAGTGAATAAAATAATTAGGAGAGCTAAAACCGCTATTTCAACCTCTTGCGGTCTATCTCTTTTCATTCACACCTCTTTCTTGGCTACTTACCATAATTTGCCCATTCATCCACATATCAGTGGCGTTCATTAAAAATTCAAACACACTTTCTAACTTCTTGCGGTCTTGTGGTGGGTAACAATCAAATTTATTTTCAAGGGAAAAAGCCACCATAGTGGTGTAAGCCTCTTCGAGTTCTAAGCCAAAGCTTTTAGCTCTTTCGGCTGGTAAGTTAAATTTTTCGGTCATGATGTTCCTCTTTCTAGTTGTAATACTTACCTTGTGATTGAATATAAGCCCCGTAGCGTGTGCCTACGTTGCGCGGGGTGTTATCTGTCACGGGCTCTATATCAAGCTGAAAATAGCTTTTTTTAAGCCATAAAACAGTTACGGCAAACGATAAAACAATAGCTAGGATAATAAACTGGCTAGCAGATAAATTTAATTCAGTAGTCATAACTTACTCTCCTTTTCCCTCTGCCTCGTATGCTTTTAATTCCTCTGGGTTGTCGCATTCGAGTAGGTAAAAAGCAACCCTATCTAACTCGTTAGAATAAATTTCAACCATATCAAAGACTGTTTCTAGAAAGTTATCTGTTTCATAGCGCAGTAGCCCATTATCTGCCCCAGCGTGTTTCGCAAGCATAAGAGTGTTAGCGTAGTTGCGTAGTGTTTGCAAACCAGTTTTTACGTCCGTCAATTTAAAACCTAGTTTGTTGCTTTGTTTAACTGTGATTGTGTTTTTCTTCGTCATTTTCTTTACCTCGTTTATGTTTAATTACTGGTTAGACCTTGTTTTTTACTGCTATTTTTAAGAGGTAGCGCTCTAAGTAGGGGTATACGATACCAGCAATTCATGGTATAATTGAGGTATCTATATAAATGTTCTAAAACCCGATATAATATGGCTTGCCTGCCAGTGTGTTGCGTTTTAGTTGTAATGTTTAAAGGCTTGTAAGTTTGGTGACTGCGAAGCCTTTTTTTTGTTGTCCTCAATCGTCAACGGTTAAGAGTTCATCAATACTAACATTTAGATAGTCAGCAACTTTTTTCAGAGTGCCAATATCGGGATGTTTTGTACGTTCATAATAAAGTGCAGTCAGTGCACTTTTAGAAAGTCCAGTTCCTTTTGCTAAATCTGATACTTTTTGGCGTTTCTTTGCAAGTAAAACTCGTAGATTATTTTTCATTGTTTACTCCTTGTTGAATTTTTTGTGCAATATTTATATTGCTAATTGTATTTTAGTGAACAAAAAGTGCAAAGTCAAGTAAAATACATTGATTTGTTGCATTTTTTGTTCACCTAAATAAAAAATAGTGCTATACTGTTTTAAAAAAGGTATAGTAAAAATATGAATAGATTAAAAGAATTGAGACAAAGTAAAAAGAAAACCCAACAAGAAATGGCTGATATAGTTGGTGTCACAAAGAGAACCTATATCTATTGGGAACAAGGAGAACGCCAAATTAAACCAGAGAAAGCCAAAGTATTAGCCGATTATTTCGGTGTTACAGTAGGTTATTTGTTAGGTTATGAGGATATAGAGGATTTAGTAACCGAAACCGAGGATATTCTAAAAAAAGGTGTCGAAGAACAACAAAAGGCGAGGCGACAAGCCTCGGACCATTACGACTATTTTTTGGAGACTATTTTTGAAGTATTGTCGACATTGAAAGAGGGAACGAAAGAGAATAAACTGGAGCAAAAAGAAACCTTAGAATTGATTGACACCCTAGACTATCTAGTTAACAGTTTAGATAAATGGAATAAAAAACTTTACGAGTCACAAACAATGCTCTTACAATATGAAAAATTGAAACAAAAAATTGATTACTCAAAACAAGAGTTAAAGAACTTGAAATAAACAACTATCTCTAAAATATATAAACCAATCTAAACCCGATATAATATGGCTTGCCTGCTGATGTTTAGAAAGGTTTATCATTATGAAGATTAACGAGATAAAGAAAAAAGACGGCTCAACCGTCTATCGTGCTAATATATATCTTGGTGTTGATGTAATCACTGGAAAGAAAGTTACAACCAAAGTAACCGCTAGGACAAAGAAAGAACTCAAGACCAAAGCCCAACAAGCGCAATTTGATTTTAAAGCCAATGGCTCAACACGTTACAAAGAAGTAGCGATAGAAACATACGAGGAATTAGCTATTTCATGGTGGGATAGCTATAAAAATACAGTTAAAGCTAACACAAAGAGGGCACAAAAAGGGCTCTTAAATAACCATGTTTTACCGTTGTTTGGTGAGTTTAAACTGGATAAGCTGACAACCCCACTCATTCAGTCCACTATGAATAAGCTGGCAAACAGTACAAATACTGGTGAGGCTGGCGCTTATCTTCATTACGACAAAATTCACGCGCTTAACAAGCGTATTTTACAGTATGGGGTAGTTTTACAAGTTATCCCCACTAACCCAGCTAATAATGTTGTTTTACCTCGAAACACTCAAAAGGATAAGAAAGCCAAAGTTAAGCATTTCAACAATGACGAGCTAAAACAATTTCTTACCTACCTTGATAGTTTAGACAACTCTAAATATAAAAATTATTATGACATTACGCTATACAAGTTCTTACTTGCCACTGGTTGCCGTATTAACGAGGCTTTGGCTCTCTCATGGTCTGATATTGACCTTGATAACTCGGTTGTCCATATAACCAAGACTTTAAACTATGAAATGAAGTTAAACAGTCCAAAATCAAAATCTGGTTACCGAGATATAGACATAGATAAGCAAACCGTAACCATGATGAAAAGATACCAACACAAGCAAACTCAAGAAGCTTGGAAACTAGGTAGGACTGAAACAGTGGTATTCTCGGACTTTATACATGAATATCCTAATAGCCGTACCTTGCAAAGTCGATTAGGAACACACTTTAAACGCGCTGGGGTAACTAACATAGGTTTCCACGGTTTTCGACATACTCATGCTAGTTTACTTCTTAATTCGGGTATTCCTTATAAGGAGTTGCAACACCGTCTAGGACATTCTAAACTTTCAATGACTATGGACATATACAGTCACTTATCAAAAGAGAACGCTAAAAAAGCCGTCTCATTCTATGAAGTGGCTCTAAAATCCATATAA